GAGCCCCAAACGGATCACGGATGGAGAGGTGGGGTTGCTGCCTAAAACCGCGACCACCGCCAATACAAAAAGGGTTGTGACCCTTGAATCGAAATAAGGTAAAACGCAAAATAAGTAAAAATCGGTATATTTTGGCGAAAGTCTTAGCCAAACGTTTCCCCATGGGGAAATTGGGTGGGGAAACAAAGCCAAGCAAAAATATAGAAGTATGATAACAACTCATATTGTTTGGGATCATCGTAAACGGACAAAAACGGGCTGTGAAGGTCCGTTGGAGGTCTGCGTGACGATTGACCGCAAGCCCTATTATATCAACACAGGCATTAAGGTGCGCAAGACTGAGTGGAAGTCTGACACCATCGTGAATCGTCCTGATGCTGATTCCTTACGCACGCGCCTGAACATTTTATATAAAAAGATAGAAGCTGAGATTAATGCGGCCATAGAGGATGGGCGAACTATCGACGTGGCAGACATCAAGCGTCGCGCCTGGATGCTGGTGGCTGATGAGTCGAGCACCAGTTTCTTGGAGTGGTGCCGAGATCAGATAGACCAGATGACACATTCAGGAGGAACAATTCAGCACTACCAGACGATGCTCACGCGCCTGAATGACTTCGACACCATCAGACGCTGGCAAGACCTCACGGTGGAGAATATCTACAAGTTGGATGCTTACCTGCATAAGATCACCAAGCCGCAATCGGATGCGGACATCAAAGCTGGCAAACCAGCAGAGCCAATCAGTGACGGCTCAATCTACAATTATCACAAATGTCTGAAGGCTTTGCTCAATCGGGCGGTGCTTTTCGACCGTCTTCAGCAGAACCCTTACGACCGCCTAAAGGGAAAATTTAAGAGAGGCGACCGTGAGCGCATCGACTACCTGACTGATGAAGAGATGGCTGCTTTTGAGTCGTTGCGCCCCGTGGCAGGCTCAAAAATGGCAATGGCGCGGGATTTGTTCGTGTTTCAGCTCTACACAGGGCTGGCATACTCAGATACGCAGATGTTCAATATCGGGGACTACAAGCTCATCGACGGGGTGTGGAAGAATACGGGCGAGAGAATCAAGACGGGCGTGGCATATACCTCGCAACTGTTGCCCCCTGTGGTGGAAATCCTGGAGCGGTACAACTGGCAGGTGCCAAAGCTCGATAACTCTGATTACAACCTATGCTTGAAGGCCCTCGGTATGGCCTGTGGTTTAGAGCGACCGTTGCATAGTCATATGGCACGACACACCTTCGCCACATGGATGCTCCGGCATGGAGTGCCCATCGAGCACGTCAGTAAGATGCTCGGTCATACCAACATCACCCAGACGCAACGCTACGCAAAGATCGTGGCCGCTGACATCCACGACGACTTTGAGCGTATCGCGAAAGAAATGAAAGATAAACATGTTAAACCCTAAAATATTAACGCTATGACATTATTTTTATTTGCATTACTGATTGTAGGCGCAGTACTTGTTTTTATTTATTACGACTCACACAGAAGTGCTGCTGCGAAGTTACAGGAGCAAGACAACCGTGATGATCAACCGCTTGACATCGAAACGGAGATTCGACGCATTCAGGCGGTGATTCAGGCTGGTATCGTTGGTGATAAGTTTGTACCTGGTGCTATTGAGTCTGGAAGTTATACGGGGCCGTTGCCGGAGCGTCGTGCTGATGGCGGTTGGCTTTCGATCTACGACAACCTGCGCATTCTGAAGATTGCAGGCATCAATCACCGTCAGGGCATCAGCCGTTATGTCGGGCGCGTCAACTGTGCACTGGTGCCAGAACCAGACAATGAGTATGATCCTGATGCCATCAAAATCGTGGCTGAAGACCGTCATCACCTCGGCTATATCCCAAGTGGACAGACCAACCTCGTGTGTTCTCTGACTGCGAATGAATTTCCGTACCGTTGCACGGCTTTCATCGAACAGTGTGAGGATGAAGACGACGGCCATAAGTTCTTCACGGGATTCGTGTATATCCGTCGGCTCGACTGAAAAGGACAAAGGGCGACGATGTGTGTCGCCCTACCCTTAAATATTTACTATTCAAAAACATTTTTACTATGAGAAAGTTTCAAATGGGCCTGGCAGCAGCCTTGATGCTGACCGCGATTGCATGTACGAGTGAAGAACCGCAGGCTGAAAAGCCGAGTGGCATGGAGAAGAAAACAATCACATTCTCCTTTGGTGACACCTTCCAAACGAAGGCCATGACCCGCGCTGCGATTACATCGCTCAGTCTCACAGACCTCTGGATGTTTGATTACGTTGGCGATGAGTTGCAGCAGACGATCCACCAGTCGAGTACCGATGACGGATTCGGCTCTATCTCTGCCTCGATGGGCTACGGTGCCCACACGCTCTACTTCGTGGCGAGCCGTGGAACCACACCTACCACGGACACTTCAGCGAAGACGATCACCTGGGCAAAACCGTCCGACACCTATTGGGCGACTGCCAATATCACCGTTGCACCAAGTTCTTCTACGTCTCAGGCTGTCACGCTCGGTCGTGTCGCCACGCGCTTGCAAATCACCGTCACCGATGAAGTGCCTGCAAACGCGGCCACCTTCACCGTCACGCCTTCACAATGGTACTACGGCATCAACTACACCACTGGCGCGGGTGTCGGTCTTCAGACGAACTATCCGCGACCTGTGAACATACCCGCCAACTATATCGGCACCAGCGGTGAGTTGATGATCTCGTTCTTCGGATTCGTGCCGTCGGCTGATTGGCAGACAGACATCACCGCCACGCTCACGGCATCCGATGAATCGGTGCTTGGTCAGGTTTCGCTTGAAGATGTGCCACTAAAACGGAATATCACCACCTCTTACTCTGGTGGTATCTTAGGCACGGCCAAGGCGTTCACGCTAACCGCAGATGATACATGGGGTGATGACGATATTCATACATGGTGAGCCGTGAGGCTGTGCCGTTTTTATGTTTTCATATGTTTAGATTTAAGAGTTAGACAATTAAGGGGAGCCGGTGGGCTCCCCTATTTTTTAGAATCCGTTTGCTTTATTGATCGCGGCCATCTCTGCCTGAAGATCATCGACCTCTTGCTGTGTCAGCTGCTCCTCGCCTTCCTCGATGTAGTGATCAATGTAGAGGTCAATCAGGTCTTGCGGTCGTTTGCCATCTTTGTTTCCCATACAGAAAGCGGATGCCCAAGCCTGTATGCGTTGCAACTGATACTGAAGCACGTTGCGCCTGCGGTAGCCCTGGATGATGAGCAAGGTTTCCCACCACTTCATCTCATACAGATATTCGTGGCGGTCGCGCCCGATCTCGCCTACTACGACTTTGAAGGTCTCGTAGGCGTTTCGGCGTTTTTTCGCTTACCCTTTCCTTCGCGATCTTCCATCTCAGGCTTGATGGTGCTCGGCACTTGCATCCATTCGTTACGCATCTGAAGCACTGTGGTCACGAGGTTCTGTACCTCCTCACGGCTGGCATGGTAGAGCAGGTCTTCACTCTTGATGGGTGGTTCCTCGCCATCGCATTCGTAGGCTGCGATGATGCAAGCCATAGAGAGTTGGATATAGTTCATGTCGGTAGCCTTTGGCAGTGCCTTCACAATCCACTTGCCTTCTTCGTTCTTTTCGAGTTCTGGTGCGAAAACTTCCATCGTCACACCTGAGAGCGTCTGAAAGCCTGTCTCTGAGGCTGCACAATAGAGCAGTTTCACTTCTGTCTGCTCAATCTCGCCTGCTTCGTTCTTTCTTGTGATTTGAATTGTTCTTCTGGGATTCATAATAGTTCTTAATTTAAAACGCCCAGCCAGCCTGTCGGGGCCAAATCTGGGCGCGGATTTCACACTTTTAATAATATCAATTATGGCTAAAAATTGCCAAACGAGAGAGAGTTAAGCAGCAACGGTGTAGTCGCCGTAGCCGTTTGCATTCATGGTGTAGTCGCTCGATTGTCTGTTCGGGTCGTTCTGAGTCAACTGAGTGATCAAGATACTACCGCTGACGATTGTCGAGGATGCTGTGCGGTTGTTGTCGCCTGACACGTTCGCAATCTTCCACTTAAACGGAGTACCGGCCTCGTAGAGTGATTGGATGTCGGCATACGATTTTGCACCAACCTGTGAGGTGATTGTCTCGCCACTACGAACCAATGCTCCAGACGAGATGTCGTAGCTGAGTCCTGTTGGCTCTTGATACTGCCATGCCCCAGTAGTATCTTTCGTCGTCGCATCTTCAAGAGAAATTGATACATGAAGGGATAAGCTGCGGGCAGCTGCCAGTACAGCATCGGGGGCTGCCGTGTTGTCGTTCGACAGGAACAGACGGACGGTCTCACCCTTGGTGAATGATCCGATAGGAATTACCTGAGTAGCCTCTGAAGCTGCCACGGTCTCTAACGGGCCTGTGCCGCTGAATTGGAGACTTTTTGTGGAGTTAGTTCGGTTGTCGAACTGGAACGTAGAATCCGACAAATACGCCTGGCCTTTGCGAGCCCAAGTAGCTTTGGCGCGGGTCTGGTTGTCGCTGGTCGATGTCTCGTCCCACATCAGCGTCATGGGTTCCATAGCTTTTATGGCGGTGAGCATGGCTGCGGTATCGGCCACGTCCAACGAATCAACCTGTACCTGCCACGACTTGCTGGTTGTGACGGGCATTGCTGCCATTCCGACAATATCCTTGTGGCTGGCATCGTCAGTATTATTCGTCAGCGTAATCGTGCATCCAGTACTCATGCCAATAACCTTGTATTTAGCAGCTGTGCTGTCGTAAATACAGATTCTTACATTTTGACCTTTTAATGTTGCCATATCTTTATGTTTTTAAATTTTGTCAACTCTGAGTGTGTATGCACTGCCGTCCTGCTTGAGACCCACGGCACCGACGCTGTAGCGGCAGTCGGCTGGGATGTCGTTGACCATTTCAGCCAGAGCCTCGCGGGTTGGTGCTTCGAGCACGGCGGTGCCATTCTTCAGCAGGTCGTCATAGACGCTGGGCTGCTGTGTTTCGTCTTTAGTCTTGCTCATCGTCAATAAAGATTTCGTTTGGAGTCGTGCAATTATAATAGAATATCTGGCGATGCGCTGGCTTATCCATGATGTATGCTATGTCGCTGAAACTGAACTCATACTGAATCGGTGCGATTTCGTCGCCTTCCTCAGTCGTGCCCTCGCTGATCCGCTGCCAGGTTGCTTTCATGAAGTCGCTGATAGTCTTGCGGACGGTCAGCGTCATGTCTGCCAGT